AACCGGGTGGTCGAGGCGTCGGGGTCGTGGATCACGGACGATCTGTGGAGGTCGGCGTATGCCGGCGCAGATGACGTGGCTGCCTGAGCCAGACCCGGGCACGAAGGTGTGTTTCGGGTTCGACGGGAGCGAGACGGGAGACTTCACGGCAATCAAGGGTGAAACGGTCGACGGGTTGCTGTTCACGCCGCGGTGGAACGGGAGGCCGACGATCTGGAACCCCGCCGATCATGGTGGCCGGATGCCGCGTGCCGAGGTCGACGCCGCCGTGGACGACTTGTTCGCCCGGTTCGACGTGGAGCGCATGTACTGTGACCCGCCGTTGTGGGGGTCGGAGATCGACGCGTGGGCGTTGCGGCACGGTGAGAAGCGTGTTCTGAAGTGGGAGACGTACCGGGCCGTGCAGATGCATTCCGAGCTTGAGCGGTTCATCACCGATCTGGGTTCGGGTCGACTGAAGCACGACGGGTGTCCGATCACGACCGAGCACGTGCGTAACGCGCGGATGGCTCATCGCCGGGATGGGCGTTACGTCCTGGCGAAACCGCTTGAGGCGGGCGCGGCACGCAAGATCGACGCCGCGGTCACGTCAACACTCGCTCACGCCGCTGCATCCGACGCCCGGGCCGCCGGGTGGGGCGCACCGAAGTCCCGCAAGGTCGTCCATTTCACTCGCTGACAGGAGGTTCGCGTGGTCACCATACCGACCGCTTCCGTCCTGTCCGACGACGAGAAGGCGACGATCAACCGCCTCGCCGGCCAGATCCGCGCGAACGCGCCGAAACTGCGTGTGTGGGACCGGTACTACGACGCCGAACAGCGACTGAAGCACATCGGCCTCGCGATCCCGGCAGAGGCCCGGATCTTCGAGACGATCATCAACATTCCGCGGATGGCGGTCAATGAGCCGGTGTTGCGGCAGCGGCTGAAGGCGTTCTACCGGGCTGGGGATTCGACGAAGATCGACGCGACGTTGCAGGCGTCGTGGGAGTCGAACAACCTGCCGTCGGAGTCGTCGGTGTGCCACACGGAGACTCGGATCTTCGGTCGGTCGTTTGTGGCGGTCGGGAAGCACCCGGATGAGGGTGAGCTTCCGCTGATCACGGTCGAATCGCCACTGGAGATCGGCTGCGAGGTGGATCGACTGCGGCGTCGTATGTCGAACGCGCTGCGGCTGTACCGCGATCCGGTCGACAAGGTGACTCGGGGCACCCTGTACGCACCCAATGAGACGGTCTACCTGGTGCGCGACCAGCACGGCTGGCAGGTCGACGACACCGATGGTTTCGGCCGGGACCAGCACAACCTCGGTGCCGTCCCGATGGTTATGTTCCTCAATGCGCGCCGGGCTGGTCGGTTCGAGGGCCGGTCGGAGATGGCCGATGTGGTCACGAAGACGGACGCGATTGCCCGGATGATCACCAATACCCTGATCGGCGGGGAGACGCACGCCCTGCCGGCGCGGTGGGTGGCTGGGGCTACCACGGAGGACTTTGTCGACGAGGACGGCAACCCGATGCCGGTGTGGGAGTCGTACTTCACCGCGATCCGGGCCATCAAGGACGCGAACGCGAAGTTCGGTGAGTGGACCGCCGGCGACCTGAAGAACCTCACGGATGCCGTGGACAAGCTGCTCACCTGGTGCAGTGTCGAGCTTGGTCTGCCGACCCGGTATGTGGGCCAGTCGGAGGTGAATCCGGCCGCCGAGGGCGCGATCCGGGCGGACGAGTCCCGGCTGATTGTGCGGACGAAGGACAAGAACCGTCACGACGGGGATTCGTGGGCGTGGGTGATGGGTCTGGAGGAGCGGATCCGGACCGGCGAGTGGGGCGAACGGAACTCGATCCGCGCCTTGTGGCATGATCCGGGCACTGGGACGCTCGCGGAGGCTGCGGATGCGGCCACGAAGCTGACGTCGATCGGTGCGCTGTCCACTGAGGGCGTGTGGGACATGCTGGAGTGGGACGAGCCGCGCAAGCAGCTGGAGCGGGAACGTCTGGACGCGCAAGCTGACTCGGCGATGGCGCGGGCCGCGGCTGATCCGTTGATTCTGGCGGCGAACAACCTGGCGGCAGCGAGTGGCAACCCCTCCCCCAGCGGTAGCTGACCACAAGAAGGCTCAGGTCAAGCGGGCAACGCAGGCGGTCCTGTTGGCGCGCAGCCTGTGGGCTGATATGCCGGAGGATTTCGACGAGGGATGGGCGAAGATCGGCGCCAGGCTCGTCGCACTAGTGACGTTGGCGCAGTTCGGTGCAGCTCAGGATGGCGCATCGTATGTGCCGCTCGCTCTGTCGCAGCAGGGGCAAAGATCTGTTCCAGTTGCACAGGTTGTCCCTGCCGCGTTCGCGGGCAAGGCGCCCGGCGGCGGTCTGCTGTCAAACATGCTGTACGGGGCCGTCATCCAGGCCCGCACGGTGGCCGCGACGAGCACGGCACAGCGTCTGCAGGCAGGCCGGAACTGGTTGGATGCTGCGGTCCAGACGACGGTCATGGACGCGAGCCGTGATGCGTCTGCGGCAGCAATCACAGCTCGCCCGAGTGTGCAATGGGTACGCGTGGTCGATGTTCCGTGCTGCCAACGATGCGCGGTGCTCGCAGGCAAGGTGTTCCGCTATGAGACGCAGTTCGAGCGGCACCCGAACTGCGGCTGTCAGACACTGCCACAGACGGTGGCAAACCCTGATGCATCCGGGATCATCATCGGACCCGACGACGTACGCGACCTGACGTCGAAACAACGTCAGATGATCGACGACGGCCACGATTTCAACAAGGTCATCAACGACTACCAGCGCAAACGCGGTGATTTCCTCCCGCCGACGCTCGTTGACAAGCTCACCGCGAAGAAATCCCGCGCGAAGGCTGTCGACTCCCTGATCTCAGCCGGCTACCTAGCCGCCTGACAACGAACTCCGGCGGGGCAAGCCCACCGGTCCAAACCTTCGAGAGATTCGGAGAAATGCACCATGCCCAAGTCCCTGTACCGGTCCGCGTTCTCAACTGGTGATGTCAGCCCGTGCGACGTGCTGGCGTTCCATCACCGCATCTTCGGTCCCTCTGTTATGGAGGCCGACGCAGGAGATGATGTGGCGGGCGACGCCGACGAGAACGGAAACCCGACATCGGCCGACGCCGACGACGGCGTCAGTCAAGACATGGAATCGGCGTCTGACGACGAAGAAACGTCTAAAGACGACCTCAAGTCGAGGTTCGAGGCCCAGCAGAAGGTAAATCGTGACCTTGAGCGCAAATTCAATCAGCTCCGAAATGGGTTGAAAAGCGCTCTCGGCGTTGAGGATAGGAAGTCGGCAAGCCCTGAAGACCTCATTGCGGAGTTCGAGAAACAACTTCAGGTCGAACGTGTGGCGCGACGTCACAACATCACCGACGAGTCCGATCTGGCGTTCCTGCAGTCCGCGAAGGACTCGGATGCCATGGAGGCTCTCGCGAAGCGTCTCGCTCCCGCGACGGACGACGACTCCGGCACGGACAAGAAGAAGGCCGGTCCGCGGCCCGACCCGTCACAGGGTCGTGGTGGCGCCGGCAATGGTGCACGGCCGACGAGTGTCGCGCAGGTCATGGCTGACCGGCGTGCGGCACGCGAGAAGGCCAGCAAGTAAACCAATTCCCGAGTCCCGAAAGGACACCATCATGCCTGGTCTTCAGACCAAGACATACGGCACTGGTGACTACTCCTGGATGCTGAACACCGATGGCCTCGACGAGGCCATCAGCGGTGTCCTGGACGTCAGCTCATTCACTGCCGCGACGCACTACCCGGACGGGTACTTCCCGTGCGGGCTGCCCGTGAACATCGCCGACCGTTCCGCGGTTGTGCCGTGGAGCGACACTGCCGCCGCGGAGGGCGACCCGGACCCTGTCCTGGCCTTCCTGAAGGGCGACTTCAAGACCGACGGCAGCGAGGACGTCGATGCGGCGTTCATCCTGCGCGGCAACGTCAAGACCGCCAAGGTTCCGCTCTCCGGCTTCGCCGCCCCGACTACCGTTCCGCAGCCGCGGTTCACCTTCTGGAGCTGATGAGACATGCCTCTGTGGACAGACATCATGGACCCCGTCGTCGCGACGGGAATCGCGCGTGACGAGCAGTACGTCATTGAGCAGCGCAAGGGCGGAACGCTCGCCCGGTTCCTGCCGAACGTGTTCGTCGCCTCCGACCACGTGAAGTTCATGCAGGGCCAGTCGGGCCTGGTGGACGTCGCCCGGTACCGCGCTTTCAACGCGCGGCCTGAGGTCGGCAAGGGCCGCGGCACGAAGTCCAGCACGATCGACCTGCCGTCGATCGCCCGAAATGAGCCCATCGACGAGATGACTCAGAAGGAGCTGGCGCGGCTGTCGGACGACCAGGTCGCCAAGAGCTTGGAGGCCACGATCCGCCGCACCGTGCAGGCGATCTCGATGCGGCAGGAGTTGTCGCGAGGGCTCGTCATCGATGCCGGTGAGCTCGTGGTCGACGAAGACAACTACGCGATCAACGACGCCTTCGGTCGTGACGCCTCATTGAGCGCGTCCGCTGGCGCGGGCAAGTGGTGGAGCGATTCCACCGTGGACCGCTTGGCCGCACTCACCACCTGGAACGAGTTGTATGCCACGTTCAATGACGGGCAGGGCGCAGGTCGCATCGTGTTCGGCTCTCGTGCGGCGTACAACGCGTTCGCGGGCGGTGACCAGTTCAAGACGCTCGTGGGCACCGCGTCGCGACCCCCGCTGGCTTCCGAGGTTGCCGCATACGTCGCGTCGGCAGGTCTTCCCGACTTCGAGATTTACGACCGGTCCGTCTCCGTGGACGGCACCCTGACGAAGATCTTGGACGCGAAGAAGATCTACCTGCTGCCCGAGCCGGTTGCCGCCGACTCCGAGGACGGCTCCCTGCTCGGTGCCACATACTGGGGCCGGACCGTGTCCAGCCAGTACGAGGGCTGGGGCATCGAACCCGACGAGCAGCCGGGCATCGTCTGCGGTGTCTTCAAGGACGAGCGGGTCGGCTCATCGATCGAGGTCGAGGGTGATGCGATTGGCGAGCCGGTCATGGCGTACCCGAATGCATCGATGGCGATCCAGGTGCTGTCGTGACCGCTTCAGGGATCATGAAGTACACGGTGATCGTGCGCCATCCGGAGACGGATGCTCCGATCGCATTGTTGGCTGGCGAGCCGGTGCCCGATTGGGCCGTGAAGCTCGTGGAGTCTGACGACGTGGACGGCGCCGCACGTCCGACCAAGAAGTGACGTGGGGGGTGACCGGCCATGGTTTCCGATGCTGATCTGCTTGACCAGATCGAGGTTTCGCTTGGCCGGTCACTCTCTGACACGGAACGAGATCAGGCGTCCTTATGGCTGGGTCAAGCACGCGTGCTGTTGAAGGCGCGCTTGGGTGACTTGAGCACGCTAGACCAAGACGCCTTGAACATGGTCTTGGTCGAGATTGTTGTTTCCCGCTTGCAGCATTCGAGCGGTGTGACGTCTATGTCGAAGCAGGTGTCCGTGGATGACGGGTCTGTGCAGCAGACGACGTCATATGACCGTGCTGTTGGCCCCGGGGATATTGACGACTGGATGTGGGAGTTGCTGGCACCGAATCGTGCGTCGGGGGCTTTCACGATCGGCTTGTCTGGGTCTCGCCCTGGCCCTGCGCCGAGGCGACGTCAACGGTGGCCGTGGTGACTGACGCGGTGTGGTTCGGGCAGTCGATCCAGGATGGCCT